CAGCCTTCTTACCTTTCTTTTCTAGGTAAGCCTTAAGAGCAGAAGGCATTTCGCCTTCTTCTAATTCTTCAGCCGCTCTGTTTTTTAGTTGTTCTGTCATGATGCTTTCTCCTTTGAGTATTTGAGGTTTGCTAATCTATTCTATTTATAATAAACTTATAGTCGATTAATGAAGTTTTCAAAAATTTTGAGTTTAACTTTCTCTAAATCTTTTGAGGAAGCCTTCTTAATTTCTGCCCTAGATTCATCAATATTCTGTTCAGTCCAACGCCCGTTTACAAATACCCATTCTTTGTTTTCCATGATACCATGCACAAAAGCATTTGGTGCAGAAGGATCAGCAACAACATCTGCGGCAGTTGCTAGATAGAAATCATCTTGAACAACATTAATACCATCTTTGTTTTTAGTTAAAGAACCTAATCCTCTTGTTGATACTCCAAGAGATGCACCTTCATTAATCAAATTTCGAACAATGTTGCCATATGGAGTATCTGTAATTTTTGCACGACCAAAGAAATTGCTACCTTCCTGGCGCAATTCTTTTGTCATTAAACAAACACGCTCTAGGTTAATTGTTGGACCTTCTGGATGTCCTAGTTCTCCGTATGCACGATTTTTATTTACATACTCTTTAACATAGCGTTGTGCTTCTCTTTGCAAAATTGGAAGAGGATAAACTCTTTTATTTTTGTTTGGCTCTTCAGCCATCATAAAAATACCTTCAATGAAGAGTTCCTTTTTACCGTCTTCTCTTGCTTCAGTAACGTATTTTACTTCCTCATTAAGTTCTGCGATTAATCTCATGGAGATTCTCCGTCATCTGTGGTTTCTCTACTTGTAAATCCTGCGGTTTTCTTACCCTCAAGAATAACAGTGTAACTTGCTCCAGCAGTAAAGCCTAATGTAGAAAGAAAGATGTCGCCGTTGGTGTTTGCAATTGTGTTTGTTAAAGGTGCAGTTAAATTTGTAGCAAGATCAATAGTTCCTGTGCCAGTTAGAACTACGATTGTATTAGGTGTATCTCCTGACCACATAAGTCTTACTTTTGAATTCGCACCAGCAATCGACCAAGAAAGTTTATTGATGTTTACTCTCTGATTTGTTAATGCACTATTTGATGCCGCAGTTAAACCTGAAACGTCAACTTTGAGAACATTCGTTTCTCCGGTGCCATCGGATTCATTTGTAAACTTATATGCCCATGCGGTAGCATGATCTTTTAATTTCTGAGAGGTTACTGAATCGGCCATTTTTTATTCCTCTGCTAATGAGAGAGCAAAGTCTAAAATTTTATCTGCGTTTTCTTCAAACTGTTCTAAAAATACTTTTCGATTTTCTTCAGTCAAAGAATCATACAAAGAAATTAAAGCAATCTGATGCTCTTCTTTTTTCATTTTTGCTTTGATGGTAGCATATGCTTTCGATGCGGCTTCAGGTTTGTCTCTTACCATTGCACTTGCTACTGCGTATGGTCCGCCTTTCGATTTATCACCGACATCCTTTTTCTCAAACTCTTTACCAATGGTATGTGCCATTGTTGTTTGTTTTTTAGTGAAATCTGCTTCATCAAGTTCGGATTCTTCTTTTTTCAAAGCGCCTCTGGCTTGTGCTGATTTAAGCATTGCTACTCTATCACGATATCCAGCAATACCAGGTTTGATATCTTTTGCCGCTTTCTTTTCTCCAGAAGTTGGCTTGTTGATATGTTTCATAGTAGTCTTAGATTGATGACTTTCTGCTTCGCCAAATGCTTGCTTGTTGTCTAAACGATCCGCAGGCCTTTTTCCTGAACCAGACTTGACACCTTTTGGACCAACTTCTTCAGGTCCAACATCCTCAAGATCGCCAGGATCTTTCATCTGTGCCATGTAAGTAGTTTTGGCAAGTTTATTTTTAAGACCTACCGTCTTAACTTCGTCTAAATCAAAAAGAAAACTTTTAAAGGTCTTCATCTACGTTTTCCTCTTCTGGAAATAAATCTGAATCGTCTTCTAACGATTCCTCTTCTTCGTTGTTATTAAAAATTTTGTTTGCCACTTGCATTTTTTGCAAAAACATAGCGTCATCAACTTTTTGCTGAATCGCGCTATAGATTGCATCTTTAAAATCAGTTGGCTTAGCATCTAATGCAGATTGAACTGCGTTTTGAATGTATTCACTCATAGTGATCTCCTTGTGTTATTATTTATAAAAAACGGCATTTTTGGTCATTTACTTATCAAAAAAGTTGTACTATTAATTCTAGTAAACTCATATTTGTATGTGTTTTGAATGAATTCTTGTAAAGCAATTGAGGTTGTTGCATACAATGACGTAAATTTCTGTTCATCAATATTGTCAATTAATGTATTTTCCAGTTGACTTAATAGTGTAGTGGTATAATAAATTCCACCACTTTTTACAACATTAGTTGATGTATTTCCTACCTCAACATAAACTTTATTGCCTTCATCTCCTAGCAAATGCAATTCGAAATAAAATCCTTCCGTAACCAATTCGGTATCTGGCAAAATTATGGTAATTGTATTTGAGTTATTTTCTACCAGGAATGTTTTGTTTGAATCTGTTGATAATATTGTAGTGTTTGCAGTAATTGTTTGAAGTTGTTTATATATCGCTTGATTATAAGCCGTATTGGCTTGTGTATACGCCGCATTGGCTACATCATAAGAATTGTTTGCTTTATCAAATGCGGAGTTTGCCTGGCCGTACGCCGCATTAGCGGTGTCGTATGAAGTATTGGCTTTTGTAAATGCAGAATTCGAATTATAATACGCCGCATTAGCAGTATCGTATGAAGTGTTTGCTTTTGTATATCCTGCGTTTGCAGTAGCCCATGCCGCATTTGCTACATCATAAGCATTGTTTGCTTTACTGTAACTTGCATTAGCAGTTGTCCATGACGAATTACCAACTGTGTATGCTAGATTGGCTTGGCTAAATGCGTTATTAGAATTTGACCAAACAATATCAAGTGTAGTATTAACTGCATAGCCAGTCAAACTAGGAACAACAATTGTGTTTGCGTAATCCCAAGCCGCTTCTGCAATATCAATTGCTAGATTGGCTTGATTAAAAGATGAGTTGGCAGTATTCCACGCTGAGTTTGCTCTGTCTCTAGCGTATTGATCTAATGTTCCTGATTCTAGAACAAGAGAATTTGCATAATTCCAAGCGGCATTTGCTACATCATAAGCATTGTTTGCTTTATCTCTAGCGTATTGATCAATGCCAGATCCGCCTTCGCCACCAGTTTGTGCAACAAATTCAAATTTGTTGTTTGCTGAATTGTAAGATAAAACATAACCATTTTGAATAGTGTTACGATTAACATCATCAAGATATCTTAGATTGACTTCACCAGAGCCAGTTGCTTTCCATGCATCGCTTGCAAGCGATTTACTAATGAGTGCGTTTAACTTTGTTCTATATTCTGCAAAGTTATCGTTGAGAGTTTTTGTGTATTTTGTGAACTGTTGTTCAAGAGGCTTTATGTCTCCGTCTTTACCATCTTTACCAGGTAGTCCTTGAACACCTTGTGGTCCGGGTTCGCCTTGAGGACCTCGTTCTCCTTGAAGTCCTCTGTCGCCTTTCTCGCCCTTAGGTCCTCGCTCTCCACGAACTCCTTGTTCACCTTGTGGTCCAGAGGGACCCACTGGACCAATTGGTCCATCTTTTCCGTCCTGTCCATTTTTTCCAGGATCACCTTTGTCACCTTTGTCGCCCTTCTCTCCGCGATCACCCTTTTCGCCTTGTGGTCCTTGTGGACCAATTTCTCCTGTGTCGCCTTTCTCCCCTTGCGGCCCTTGTGCGCCTTGTTGTCCTTCTGGTCCTTGAGGTCCTACATCACCTCTATCGCCTTTCTCGCCTTGTGGTCCTTGTTCACCTTGACGGCCGCGAGGTCCTTGTTCGCCCTTATCACCTTTAGAACCAGGTTCACCACTTTCACCTTTTGGACCAATGAAGCCGCGAGGTCCTGCTGGACCAGCAGGACCTTGTTCAACGACAACCGATTGCAATTCTTCTCTTAGTTTTGCAATCTCTTTCTTAGTGTATGCTACAGAAGTAGCAACGGAAAGTGCATCGTTGATTAATTTGTTATCATTGGGTTTCTTTGTCACCTCTTGCCTCTTCAACTAGTGTATCAAAAAACTTGGTCATAGATTTAGCCAATTCTTTTTGATCCGTATCATCAATAATGTGAGGTGATTCTAACTCCTCCTTTTTAACTTTCACAACAACTTGTTGCGGTGGAGGTGGCGATGGCGCAGGTGGCATAACTGGCATTGGCGGCGCCGCTGGTACTTCCTCTTCTGGCTCGGTTGCTTCTTCCTCTGCCATTTCTTGATCCATTTGCTTGATATCATCTTCAGTTTGTTGTAGAACTGATTTGCGAACCCAAGCGCGGGAGAAGTATTTACCAACATGTTGATCAATATCTGAAAGAAGCGTTAGACGTTCTTTAAGAATTTCTGCATCTTTCAATTCAGAAAAATGTGCATCAGTAATAAAGTCGAAATAAATTTCTTCTTTAATTTGTTGCCATTCTGCTTTTGTACAAATGCCTTTGAGAACTAATTGTGTCTCAAGCATACGGTCAAACAAATGAGTGAATCGATTGCGTAGTCTTGCAATGAACTTTGCAAACTTTAATTCATCGCGTGTAATTTCTGATGCGCGTCCTAATGAGAATCCTGTATCAGATTCTAAACGCGAAATTGGAACGCCAAGTGATTTGTAGAGTTTCTTTTGAAAATATAGAACATCTTCAATCTCACCTAGATTTTGTCCGCCTTGAAGTGTAGTAATTTCTGTACCTCTACCACCTTCTCTGCGCGGCAACCAAAAGTCTTCAAGCATTGTTTGAAATCTACGATCATCGCGAATCTCACCTGTTGTTGCATCATATACAAGTTTGTTCTTGTATTTTTGCATAATCTCGCGAAGATATTGTTCCGCTTTGATTTTAGGCAAGTTACCAACATCGATATAGAAAATTCTACGCTCTGGTGCGCGTGAGATACGATAGATAACAGTTGCGTCTTCAAGCATACGCAACTGATTCAATGGACGAATTGCTTTGTGTAGATGAGAAATAATTACCTTACCATCTTTATCTGTAATGCCTGAATGAACATAACAGATTGAATCTGGTGCAATTTTTAAACCTTGATTTGCATCCTTAGCAAAACCTCTGTCCGAGTACACATAGTATTCGATAGGTTTTTTGTATAATTCTGTTTGACCAGGAACTGATCTTGTTTTAGAAACTTCTCTGACTTTGCGAATTTTGCGTGGATCAATGTAACGAACTTCGGTAAGTCCATTGCGCGGTTGTTTATCGTCAATGATAAGATGATAATACAAACGACCATCAACGTACCACCTACGAAAAATATCATAGCCCATGTTACCAAAATCGAGAAGTTTGAGAACATGCCCAAATTCATCACGAATCTTTTTCTTAATAGATTCTGGCTGTTGCAGTTTATCTAAAACGATTTGTACTGGATATTCATCTGGTTGATAAACAATTGCTTCATTCACAATATCATCAATCGCAGTGTCACATTCTGCTTGAAGTGACATTTCACGATACTTGCGAATTAATTCAGAATCGTTTTTGACCGTACCTTCTAGATCAACGTATGTACCATAAACACCACCGCCTACTACACTTACCGCATTGTCATCATCATTTGGCGGTACGAATGACCTTACCTGTTCCTGTGCAGGTTCATCCTTGCCAATTTTAAAACCAAAAAGTTTAATTGCCATATTTTCTTCTCTTTCATAAGAAAAAGGGGGCGTAATAGCCCCCTTTTGAAACTATTACGCAACTATTTATCGTTGCGAAAATGTTTCGTCAATTAAGCAGAGTAGACATACTGGAAAGTTACGGTAAACTCTTCCACGGCGTCTGTAGTATCGTAAGACAAATCGATAGTGCTTACATCAGTAGGAAAGGCATGAAACAATTTTGTTGTTTTTGATGTTGAATTATCGTCTTTTATCTGCTCGACAGTAATTTGAGTTGTGTAATCAATACCAGTGCCTGCTCTTCTCATATTTACGTTTGCAAAATTATTGTCGGTAATGTATGACATCCAATCTTCAAATCCTTTACGAATAGTTTGTGTTTCATTATTGATTACAGTAACGGTCCACTCTGCAAATGTTCTGTCACCAGGAACTTTAATTCTACGGCCTCTATATGGTACTTCAATAACACCAAGTGTATATCCAGGAATTGCGCCGGCTTTGATTAAAACATCTGCGTTCGTTAATGCCACACCTGTTGGTAACGCACCGAATGTAAATTTAAATAAATTTGGTCTTGCACCGCCTGCTAACGCATTTCTAAATGAAGTAATTGAAAAAACTGCCATTTTATTCTCCTATCTTATTATGCGTTATTAAATAACAGTAAAGTAATCGTAGACCCAAGTAACAGTATATTCAGAAACCGCATCTGTACTGTCATAAGAAAGGTCAACCGCAGAAATATCGCTTACGAAACAATTATTTAATGTATAAGTTCTTGCGGCTGCACCTGCTTGATTTAATTGAATTACTGTTACAGTAGTTAACAATGCATCTGTTGTACGACCGCCCGGACTTACTGATGCAAAAGTTTCATAATCGGAATACACAAAGTTAGTTTGATATGCTTCAATTGCTCTTCTTGCATTCATTGCAGAATCATTGAGAACAGTTGTTGTCCATTCTGCAAATGTTCTATCGCCTGCGATTTTATATCTACGACCGCCACCCGTTGGAACCTCAATTGTACCGTGAGTTGAACCGGGCAATTGGGCGGCTTTTACAAGAATTGAAAATGTAGCAGAATCAAGTCCTTGAGCAAATCCACCAGAGAATGAAACTCTGAACAGATTTGGTCTTGCGCCAATCCCAATTGCGGCTTTAATTTGTGATAGTGTATTAACGGCCATTTTATCTCCTTAGATTGATTAGTTAATAGTATTTATACCTAATTAACCTAATTCAGCAAAGGCGGCCGCCCCACGAACAGACACAAAGTTCAACTGGATGAAGTTGATAGATGCAATTGGTCGAACATAAATGTCCGCGATAAATTCGTTTGCATTTACAACATCGTCTGGGTTGTTGGTTTCGTCACAGATTACTCTGAAATCTGTCAAACCTCTTTGTCCCTGAATTCCGCGTAGATATGGTTCTACAGTGTTCACAAACAATGAACGAGTTGCATCATCGTTCTGTTCAAACAGAATGTCTTCAGCAAATGTACCAATTCCGCGCTGAATAAAGATGAACAATCTACGAACATTAATACGGCTGAATGAACCAGTTTTTGTTGTGAAGGTCTTGTCGCCAAACAATACCACACCGCGACCTGGCTGAGTGAAGATTGGGTTAACTGCATTCTTGTAAAGAAGGTCACGTTCCGCTTCGTTTGGATTCCAAGCAAGTTTTGTTACGTTAAGAATACGACCTTTTGCGTAACCTGCTGGTGAGAACCATGCGGCACTTTCGTTGTCGGTTCTTGCCATACAACCTGCGGTGTCTGCATTACATGGTACATAAACATACTTATCGTTATACTTGTCGTACTGATACTTCCAGTTGCCATCCATGAACGCATATGTAGAACGAGTTACTGTATCTGCAAATGCATTGATGTCAGTTGCTTCATCGCCTGCGTTATTTACAACGTCTGCTTCTTCTGGTGAGAAGACAACAACGCAATCTTTACGCTTTTCTGCAATGTCTCCAATGACTGTGTTAATTACAGTAGCAGAAGCCTTGCCCATTGGAAGCAAGTCAATCTTGAGATTGGCTTTATTTTTGAAAACATCATATGCAGCGATTTTCTGTGCATCTGTTGGTGCAGAACCATCTGCTCCGCCTGCTAGACTATAGTTAAGTGGCAAGTTAACATTAGTAAAGACTACAGTATTTGCTACTTGATCCCAATTTGTGCCTGCGGCATCTTTGTCCATCCAACGAATGTACTTAGATGTGTTATTGATCACATCTTTATAGTAGTTGTTGCCGCCTGATTCGCCTTTTGCATCTGACGCTTTTGAAACTGCAACAAACTTTTCAAGCAATGTTCCTGCGGTGCCTGTGATTAGACCTTCTTCGTCAGAAATTGCAACATGCATTTCATCGTTAGTAGAATTGCCACCACTCTTTGTTGTAGCGAAGGTTGATGTGCCTGGTGCTAGATCGAATGAATCAAAAAATTCCCAACGGCGTGTGCCAGTCGCGGACGCCGCGCCAGTCAAGTGTGTGGACTCAAGTGTTAAGTGAGTTGCATTTGTTATAGACTTAACTTTAATTGAACGGCCACCTAAAACAAGAATGTCGCCAACTTTAAGTTCAGTATTTGCAGATGAACCAGCACCAACAACGGCCGCAGAACCTGCCGTTACACTAAAAGTACCAGTTAAAGTTGACTGCCATGCATTTGAGGATGGGCAAGTAGAAACTTTGAGTGAATTGCCTAATGCACCGGCATACTTAGCAACCCAAGGACCTACGTTACCTGAACCATCTGCATAAGTGCCATCATAAACGTCATCATTTTTGATGAGAAGACCAGTACCATTGGTGCCAGAACCAGTTGTTGCCTCAGAGGTAGCATTTAGAAGACCTGAGGTATTTGCGCGAGAAACATATGCGGCAGATGCATATGATAGATAGTTAGCGGTGTTTAGAAAGTCTACGATATTGGTTGCGTTTGGTGCACCGAACTGACTAACCAATTCAGTTTCGCTTGTCACCAATGTTGCTTTCTCAACTGGACCCCATCTAAACATACCAACTGTCGCACCTACGGTAGCGCCGGAAGCAGGAATACTTGCGACCTGATCCTGTTCAGTAATCTTGATTCCTGGTGAGATTAAATTGATTGCCATTCTTTTTCTCCTTGATTTTTAAGATGTTATATCTCTTTCTTTCATGTCTTTCACTTAAAAGTGTTCATTCATTATTCTTGTTTTATTTATAAAAAAACGAATTTTCATGTTCCCATGTTTGACCATTTGAATCAATGAAAGATGAATCATCATGACCATCATCGATAATACCAAATGGCGTCAATTCTTCCTCAATATTTTGTATACGCTTTTCATATAATTCTTTTCTTATATTTATATTTGTCAAATCCTTGAAATACGGATTTGTCGTTAACCAAGAAAATAAAACCAAAGGCATGACTAAATCATCATGATAGCCTTCATCAGCACCATAACTATTTCTTCTTTGTATGAATGTGGATATTTCAGAGATGGTGTCTGCATCTCGAATGAGTAATTTTCTTTCTTCGACCAATGATTTAAAGTTTGAACAGCCAATTCTTTTAACTTTTTTATCGGTTATAACACCCAATTGAGTTTTACCTCCACCAAATCCACCAGAAACAATTTGACCATTTGTAGTTCTATTTACAAAAACAATGTTTTCATATTCGTATTCATTGTAGAGAATTTCTGCAACTTGTTCGGAAGTATTGATTTCTACCAATACATATGCTTCGTTGAATTCTTTTGCAACTTTGTAAATGACTGAAGGATAGAGCAATGGACTGATTTTATTGTCGCGGTACTTACCAACTTGTTTATAAGGCATTTCTGTTACATCAATAATACTGAATGCCGAATAGTCGCCTTCGACGCCTCTTGAAGTGTCTGCAACAATCACATATGTTCTATTTTTTTCTGCTTTTTCAAAAATATCAAGTCCATCTTTACTGTAGATTGGAGAATCTGGAGATAGTTGTCCAATGACTTCTGCGGCGATAAGTGTAAGACTTGAACCCAAGAAGTTGCACAAAACTTCTTGATTGAATCGTAGTTCACCAAGAAGTTTTCTTTGCTCTTCAGCCCACTTTGCATCGCGACCTGGAATTTCAGAATAAGGTATAAACAATGGAACAAATCCATTTGCGCCTTTTTCTGCATCGGTCCAGAATTTCCAAAAGTGATTGTAACCTAGTGGGGTTGAAGACAATAGAATCTTTGTTGTTTCACCAGCAGAAATCGTAGGATAGACTGCGGTAAAGAATTCTTCTGCTAAATTATTCGGAATAATTGCAGTCTCATCAACATACAATAAGTTAACTGACTTACCGCGAATACCTGCTCGACTTGTGGCGGCAGTGAAAACAATGGCACCGTTTTCGAGTGCAATGTCTCCTTTATTCCAAGTGCTAACGCCTTGTTGCAACCAGATAGGTAAATTTTCATACATCAGTTGATAACGATATAAAACCTCTCTTGCGGCAGTAGCCTTGTTTGCAAGTATCGCAACTGTCTTGCTTTCCTGGAAAAGGGTATACCAAAGGATATACGCCGCAGAGGTGGTAGTCTTGCCCTGCTGGCGCCCCTCCATCAGAATGACTTTGCGATTGTTGTGAATTATTTGAAGTTTTTTCTTTTGACATTCGTAGAGTTTAAATGGTTGTAGGCCATTGTCTAATGTCACAATTTTGCAGTAGGTTTCAATAAAATGAATGTAATCATTCGCACACTTGATGTACTCTTGAATTTGTTCTTCAGTAAATTCAAGGTCTACACCAACCGCTTTAAGATTAGCATTGCCAAGATAGGTTTTAGTTTTTGCAGTCATTTAAATGATAAACCCACTAATTTTTTTTGATCAGTTTTTGTAATTCTGCGGTACTTCCAACAAATAATGCATTGGTGACATGAGTTGGTTGTTCGCCTTTTTCCTGTTGAATATCTTTTTTCTTTTTTGCTAAATCTAATAAATCCTTGTTTGTCTCTGCAAGTGTTTTAATTAATTGACCAATGACTTCATACGCTCTTGGTGATTCTCCTTCTTTTGCAAGAAAGGTTAAATTCTCCATAGCATCTTTACCGTTATCGATGAGTGTACGCAAATTCTTTCTTGCATATTCATAGTCATCATCAACTTCAGTCTTTTCAATTACGGTGACTGCATGTTGTTGCACAGGTTGAATGTCAAGCACTTCGCCTAATTTTTGATCGATTGTTTTTTTCATGAGATCGTATTTGAAGTTTCAAAGTTAGAGTTACCAGTAAATAACTGTGTTGCGTCTAGATCAAAGTTATTGTTTCCATCATCATAATAAGTATTAACTTCAAGACTTGTAACGTATTTTGTTCTTGTGATAGGACCGAATAGATATCCTTTCACTATAAAATCTAAATCCCATGTCATCATGCGAGGATCTTCGAATTGTCCTTCATAACTATCATCGGATGTGATTGATGTAAGTTCAATTGGCACATCAAGATTCAAAGACAAATCTGGCAGTGCTTTAATTGTAACTGTAAAATCTGGTGTAAAGAATGGCACAATCTTTTCAACCAATTGAATACCATCTTCAGAATTCTTTGTCATAATTGACAATGTAAAATTCATATCATATGGTACTGGAGAATATACAGATGAAAAGTCTTGTACAGTTGAATTGAATTTGCTTTTGTATTTGAGTGCGCTATTTAATTTTCTTTGTGATGCATATGTCATAGAAGACATTACAAAAGACATTCGAGGAAGAACAATTGAAACGCTACGCAATCCAGTAGGGTCTGCAAGTTCGCGTTCAATCCATCGTTGTTTTGGTCCGTATGCAATAGGCACATTCACAGTTTGAATGGCAACGCCGTTATCGTTAAAACGCTTGATTTGAAACTCATTAAAGAGATTACCAAACATAATCACATAGCGTCTAAGTGTACCGTGATAAAAATCGTGTCCAAACATATTACCATGCCCTTACTTCAGAAAATGGATTTTTCTCTGAGAAATCCAATATGTCATCGTCATTGATTCTGCTTTGAATATAATCATTCTGTGCAGAATCATCTTGTTCTTCAACCATGTTTGCTTCTTCCATAATGTAACCACCATCTTCTGCAAGAAGAAGATCACCATCTTCAAGCATTGCTTTTGCAAGATTGCTTGTTGCTTGACTGTAATCGGTTTCAAGTTGATCAACCGCATCAATTTCTGTATCAAGATTATTGCTAGAGTATTCGTATTTGTCGCAACGCAATTCATAGGTATAAAGTTTACCTAATTGAAAGAGTGTTTCAATGTTTTCAACAAACTTAACTTCAAACAAATCTTTTGTAAATGGAAACCAAATAAGATCACCTTCTTTAGGACGAATGTAACCAGTGTAGTCTTGATCGTAATCAATTTCTTGTCGCATCAAATCGCCATCTTCGAGTTTGATATTATATGAATATTCGGTCATCAACTTTGGTTGAAGTATCTGAGTGAATCGTTTTTGTGAGATAGAAAATGTAAGTGATTCGTCAATCTGTAAACCAAACTTTGAAATGAAATCGTTCTGCCCCATGTAGCCATCGTATGTCTTGAGATACATTTCAATCTCAAGCGAATCGTCAAACTTCATCGATGCATCTTCTTTGAAGAGCAGGTCTAAGTTTACATGAGTGCGCGGCAAATAGTAGGCGTTGATACCATATATCTTTAGCGATTCGATGATTAGGTCTTCCAATACGTTCTGCTCTGTTGCAGTACCGTACTGATTAAAGAAACGATTACGCATGTTAGCCAACCATATCTGTTACTGGTAGAGAATAAGAACGAATCAAATCCTCGTCCAGTGCTTTTAATTCATCCTCTGCTTCATCGTAGATTTTTTGACCATTGAATGTTACACCACCTGGCATTTGCAAGCCTTCAAACTTTTTCAAATTGGTGCCCCATTGTTTTTTGATCATCGCGGTAGCGTATTTCTTTAGCCAACGATCATTCCAAACATCGGTATATGTGTCAGGATCAAGTAGACGGTAGCCTTCAACTATGATATACTCATCTTTAAGAATCTTTTCTCCCCATGCCATATCAATATAAAGTTTGTTGACATGTCGATTGAAACGTAGTGATTGTTTACCTACGAACATTTCTTCAGCGAGTGCTACGTTTTGTAACGCCATGTAATATGGTGCGAATGGACCATAGTTAAACGCGAACAAGTCGTTCAGCGCCATCTGATAACGAATGTTGAAAAGATTGTTAGTAGAGTAAGAGTTGCCAACATCGAAAATATTGATGACCGCAATGACATTTTCTGGTATGTCGAGATACTTGTTTGCTATGTCTGTTTCAGTTACCTGGTGTGCTAGATAAACTTTTTCTGTACCATCATAATGATAGTCATGATAAACTTGAAGTGCATTTTCTACACAATCTTCTACTTGCAAATCATCGACATTAATTTCAAGAACAGGTTCGCCTAGTTGACGAAGGCAATAGTCTTTAAATTCTTCTCTTGATGCTGGTTTGTGAATACTCATTGTTGCCCCTTATTTGAAGGTTTTCTTCTATTTATAAAACAGAGGCAAAGAAAAAGCCCGCCATGGGCGGGCTTCACGGAGAGAAGAATGAAATTGTATTTTTATTCGCCGCTTGACATTTCTACTTCATCCCAAGCACCAGTTTCTTCATTCCAAGCGTACATCTTTGGTGGCTCTCCTGTACCAGCGTCTTCTGGAAGTGGTACTGGTGCTTCCCATACCGCAGTTTCGGTATTCAATGTCCAAGATGGATATGGCTGAGGTGGTACAAACGCATCAATGTCTGCACGATAGGTATATCCTGTGCCTGCGTAGTGTTTGCGAAAATTTGCATTATAGGAAGTTTGCTTCCAAGTACCACCTAAAAGTTTTTCGCAAAACGCCGCACCAATGTATTCTTTTTCAACACCATTTGCATCAGCAGTATCGCTATTTGCAACAACGATTACTCTTTTAACAATGTTGTTTTCGTCTAATTCAGCAAAATGTGCCATTCTTTTTATCTCCTTGTTTTACTTATTTAAAGTCTAAGCCCAGTTAAACTTGCTTCATCGCCAATGTTGCCTTTAAGAAAAGTATTAAAGGACAAACTAATTCTCGTATCTCTATTGTCATCAGATTCTACAGTTTCTACCATGTGTGTAAAGTGAGAAGGAAATACAACACACGATCCGTTCTCTACTGGTAACCACCAAGATTCTGAATTCCAAACATTCCATTGTTGAGGCGGAAGTTTGATTTGTTTGTAATTTTCATTGTAAAAATAAATTTTATCTTTTTCAGCAGTTGCATTCAAATATAGAACACCACTTACAAAACTGTTTGGGTGTGCATGTTTATGATGAAACTGCCCAGGTTCAGTATAATTTAACCAAGATTGTGTGATGTAAATTTCAACATCATCTCTTGGTGAAAATACACTCTGATAAAAATTATTTAAACACTTTTCAATAAACTTATTTATACTGGCTAACTCTTTATGTTTCAATACATAATGATCAGCACTTGTAAAATTACCCATGTTTGGGCGTCTTTCTTGTTTACGAACAAAGTCTAATTCTTTCTTTGTAAAATCTCGACCAATCTGATTCATTGAGACTGGTGTTGGAAATAAATTGTAGTAACTATTTCCTATTTGTTCAACTCTTTTTGGAGTTGATGTTTCAAGAGTTTCAATTTTGTCATCAACTAAAATATTCATAATTTTTCCTTTTGGTTGTTAAATTATATAGTATATAGGCCGTCACACACGCCCAGTCAATGCTTTATAGTCTTCTTCCAACCAAATTGTGTTAATTGAATCTTCAAACGATTTAATTTTTTCCATCGTTTCTTGAATCTGTTCCCATGTTGGGCATGGGCGTGGATCGTCCCAGCGAGTAATGCGAGTGTTTGTTATTTCCCATTTTGCATTTGGGCGCAGTAACTCCATTGCAGTATCTACGCCGTACATGCGATAAATTTTTGTATTTACTGTGTCATTCATTTTTTCAAGACTCCTTACGAATATAAAATTACCAACGAAGAATTACAATGCCTTTGCCGCCTGAGCCTGAGAATGCTGAAGTTTCATATCCGCCGCAGCCACCGCCGCCAGCACCTCTAAATTCTGCACCATTTCCGCCACCGGTTCCTGGATTTCCTGCACCCCCATTGCCGCCGCCGTCGGTACCAGTTCCTGCGGTATTATTTCCGCCTCCACCACCTCCACCCGCATAGGTAACTGAAATTCCAGCAATTGCTGATGCAATTCCGCTTCCTCCATTTCCTCCTCTGGTGTTAGTAACGCTATTTTCTCCAACCGATCCAGCACCACCACCACCGCCTCCATTTGCTCCAGGAGATGTTCCTATTCCACCAGCAAATCCTTGTCCTGGCGTTCCGGATCCTCCTGCGAAAGGTCCTCCAGTATCATCTCCTCCGCCTCCTCCTCCAGAACCACCAGTATTTCCTGCTAATGCCCGTGTTGGTGATTGTACACCTCTTCCACCACCACCACCGCCTATTGCAATAGCAATAGTACTAAATTCTGAGTTACTTCCATTATTTCCTTGAACACTAAGTTGCACTCCTGAACCACCGCCGCCCACAACAATATTATATGTTGTAAGTGGAGTTACGGCTGCTTTTCCAGTTAAAAATCCTCCTGCGCCTCCACCACCACCGGTATTTCTTCCGCCTCCACTACCGCCTCCAGCAACAACAAGATATTCAACCTCTGTTACGCCTGTTGGTGCAGTCCATGAGCCTGATGCTTCAAAAATTTGATACGATGGTTTTGCATTATACTTAACAACAACGATACCTGAACCACCTGCACCTCCTGTACCCCCTGACCCTGCCGCAGGTGTATTTCTTGCGGCCGCCCCTCCTCCGCCTCCAGTATTTGGGCTTCCTGCTGTGCCATTAGCACCACCTAATGAAGAATATGCGTTTGGATTAAATGGTGCTAGGCCACCATCACCACCACCACCTTTTGATCCACCTACTGTTGCAGGAAATGATCCTCCAAGCCCGCTAATATTTGTTGACGTAACCGGAGAGCCTCCCCAAACAGTTCCACCACCTCCTCCAGCATAAACTACAGAAGATCCGGTGATTGATGATGCAAGACCTGCACCTCCGCTACCTGCTGTTTTTGCAACTGGAGAAGCCGCTTGACCAGCATTTCCTGCTCCTCCACCGCCACCTCCACCGC